GCGGGCCGCGGCCATCCGCGCCCCGAAGTTGGTCTGCTCGGGCTGCTGCTGGGTCGTGGCGCCGGCGAGCGTCGCCATCTTCTTCAGCTGCTCCATCGGCATCGCTTCGAGTTCGGCCTTCGTGAACACCGTCTGCGCGGCAGCCAGCGTCTCGATGGAGGCGTTCTTCTCGGCGATCTCCTGCGCGGCCTGAGCCTCGATGGCCTTGCGCCAGCCCTCGGGCAAGTCGGCCAGTGTGATCTCCGGCTTCACCGGAACCGGCGGCTCGACGTTGGCGGCGGCCTCGAGCGCCGCGATGCGCTCGTCGGACTGCGTTTCGAGGTGCACCCGGTCCTGCTCGGTCCAGGCAGTCTTCGCATTCGCGATGAGCGCGGTGATGCGCTCGGCATTCTTGTGCACTGTTCTCTCCTCTGCGCTTACCGCGCTCTGCTGCGTTGAATGACAGCCACAGGGCGGATCGCTCTGCGCTGCTGCGGCCGTAACCGATACCGGCTCGTACCGCGTGACGGGTTCCACCTCCACGCGCTTCCCGTCGAAGCTCACATCCTTGTCCGCCAGGCTGTACACCTGCTGGAACAACTGCACCCGATCCTCGGGAGCCACGGCGTAGATCACGAGCTTCTCGCCCGGGTACACCGCGTCAATCCCGAGATACGCCGGCTCAGTGGCTCGCAGCTTCGCGTCCAACGCCTGGCGCAGTTCCATGTCGTTCAGGTCCTCTTCCGTACCAGCCTGGGTCCGGAAGGACTTGAACATATCCTTGATACGCTCGCGAAGGCTTTTCGTCGTCTGAGCGGGGGCGTCGTTTGGCATGACTTCTCCTTCAATCGTGATACCCTGGGCCGTAACCAAATGCTTACGAGCAGCACGAGCCACCCCAGCGCCGCATCCGTTCTCCACGCTACAGGCGCCTGTAACGCCGTCGGGGAGCAGGGCCAGATGGTCAGGGACAATGTCACGCCAGATGCCCGCATAACGTCGACCGCGACTGTCGACGCCCCCGGTAGGCTCGATCGTGATAAAGGCCCCCACGGATACCTCTACTGTTCCGCCGGCTTCAAGAGCGGACAGCACAGTCCGTGCCTGCTCCCCAACGACATCGGCGCGAGCCGGGTCCAGCCAGGCCTCCATTAGGAGACGCTCGTCGGACATACGGGCGTTGAATACCTGTCCCACCTGCAACTGGTCGAGTATCTCGGGGTCGTTAGCCGAGCACTTGACTCCGTCACGGTCCGGGTGATCCAACATCACCGGCTCGCCATTCCACGCCGATACAGTACGACTTAGCTCAGACGCCAGTACAAGTTCAGGATCCTTGGCGTTAACCGCGTGAACTACCCCCTCTACCAGCGCCACTACAGGGACAACCGTGTGCATCCGGCCCCGGAATGTGGCCGTACGTAGCGCCCCGTCCTGCGCCCCGATGAGAGTGAGTGAGCGGTAATCAGCCATCGTTATGCCTCGAGAAGCTCCGCGGGAGCCGGTGTCACAGCCATCTTCGTCAGCGTCATACCGCAGCGACACAGCGGATGGGCTGGCGGCGAGGAGACGGTGCTACCGTTAGGCAGGATAAAGATTCCCGCCAGTGTGGTAATCTGCCCGTCCAATGCCGAACACGTGGGGCACGTCCGCTCGTCCTGAATGGTGTGCCACTGCCGCGTCGCGTTCTCGTGTAGGAGACCCTGCTTACGAGCCTCGAGCCAGGCTTGACGCTGGCCCTCCTGAGCGGCTCGGTGTGTCGTTGTCTGAGCTATCACCCGTGCGCGGTAGTCTCGAGCGGCCTTCGCGTATCGTGTAGCCGCTCGTGAGCCCTGCTGCGTCAACGTGGTGATGTACTTGCCCAGTTGGTACTTGGTGAGCCCTGCGACCTCGTGTACCTGCCGCGCAATCGTGCTGGGCGTGTACCTTCGGGCGAGCCCGATAACTACTATCTGCCGTACGGCGAACTGTTGATCCGCGGTTAGCTGAACGACAAGGTTGCTCGCGGCGCGCCGAGCATACTGCAACACCACAGGCGAGAACTCATCCAACACCAAGCGGCGCGGACGCACACGAGCGGTACGAATGGACGAGAAGCCGGATGCCGTAACCTTCGCGGCGCCCTCAGCACAAGTCTCGAGACAGGATGTACCCTGCGACACCGCACGAGCGCCAGGAGCTGCCCAGGCCGCGGCAGCCACTTGTACTACCTGGGAAAGCTGCCCCGTCGCAATCGCTGTCTCGAGTTCCGGAATGGGAGACTGGAACAGGCGAAGGACAATGCGTCGCATCGTCTCTTCTTGGCTACGCGCCTCTGCCTGAACCTGCCGCCAGTTGTTCAATATGCTCCGTCAGCTTCCCACACATCCGTCGGGTTGTCACCCTCCGGGATTGGTTGACCGTTAGCGTCCCCCACGTTGGGGTCGTCTGTGTCTACGGCCGGGTCTGGGCCCTTCACGTCCTCGGGTGCCAGCTGATCCCAACCCAGGACCTTGTCACGCAGGTCCGCGGGCGTCACAACCGTCTCACCCATGTAGGTGTTCACGCGGCCCAGGCGTGCTACGATGGTACTTTTCTCCGCCAGCGTCAGGCCCAACTTCGGCCAGACTACCCAGTACTTATCCTTCGGCTTGGGGAGATAGCCGTACTCGATCAACCTGTCGATAAGGGGCCGGACAAAGTAGGGCTCTGCGTACTCAAGACGTCTGTTCTCAATCCTGTCGTGCCAGTTCTCACGATCCTGTGTAGACGCCAGTTCTCCGCGCTCCGACCCGAGAAGGATGCGCTGCGGGATCTCGGCAGCGCCACTAATCAAATCCAAGAGGGTCGCGGCGTTGGCCGAGAAGTCGCTCGTGTCCGCCCCGAGGGTCGTTACCTTGACACCCCGAGTCCTCATCGTCCGACGCATATTGTGCTCGAACTCGTCGATCTGCTTCTTCAGTTCCTCGAGATTGGGGTCATCTAGTTCCATGTCCTTGTCGACATCCAACTGCATGCCCTGGAACACGGTCTTCCAGAAGGCCTCCGAGCCTCCACCTACGAGCTTCTCCAAGTCGTCGAGTCTATTCCAGACGCGCGCCAGGCGGGGATATCCCGCCAGTTCGTTGTCGAGGATGTTATCCGCGACGTGGATGATGCGCGTCCAGTGTACCTGCCGGCCCTTGGATGTGGTGGACTTACCCGTCGCGTCGAAGGACGATAGCTCGTACATCGTGGGGAGACCCCACCGCTCGTCCTTGTCGTTCTCCTCGTACTTCGCGATCTTGGCTGTGTCCTCACCGTAGGGCGCGAGGTACGCGATCTGCCCCGGCTTCCCCTTGGGTAGCTCCTGTGAGAGGTCCGTACCAGGAGCGCCGATGCAATAGATAGCGTACTTCCCGAGGCCGGCGAGGATATCCGTGCGCTTGAAGATGCTCCACATCTTCACCTGCGTCATCAACTCCGCAACGGCTTCCTCGAACTTGGTCGTAACCTCGGCGTCCTCAACCTCAATGATCTCCGGCTCCCCGCCCCAGGTAGCTTTCGGCGCGGCATCCACGATGCGCCCGGCGATATCTCCCCGCTCGTACCTCTGGCGGTGCTGCTCGACGGTAATCTGGTCAAGGTAGCCCAGGGCCTCCGAGAAGTTGCGTTTGCCCCCGAACATTGTGCCGCCGGCAGAGCGGATCCGCGACATCAGCGCGGACAGCGTTCGGATCATGGGGACCGTTATCTCACCCATTTACCACGTTGCCTTTCCGCTCAAGACGCCACCGGCCTTGGCACGACGGAGCTTCTCAACCGCGTACCGGAGTGAGTCAATCACGTGGTTCTTCTTGTCCTCCAGGATAGGCAGGACCTCGTTCGTCTGCTTGTCCACCACGTAGGAGTAGGCGGTCAACTCGTCTGAGGTGTGGATGCACCGCGGGTGTACAATGATATCGTAACCCTGCAGGAAGATCACACCTTCCTTGACGCTGTTCGCACCCTTGACGCAGGCCTCCATCTTCGGATACCCGTGTCGCTGCATGTAACTGATGGTGTCCGGTCTCTGCGAGTCCGCTATCATGGGCCACAGCGCAGACTCGGGCACCTTCGCGAAGTGGGCAGGGAGATGCTCGATCTCCACACCAATCTTGTATACCTCGTGGTCGATGTAGAGCTTCCTACCCTCTACGAAGCAGCGTACGCACACCGCGGGGTCGATACTGTACCCCCAGTCCCCTCCGAACAGGAACCTGGCGTTGGGCGGGGTATCGAACTCCTCGATCTTCCAGTTCTTGAAGACCCGCTTCTCGGCGTTCTTCTCGTATCCCCCACCCCAGATATGCGCGTACTTGTCGGGATCCCGCTGGCGATCCCACTCCATCTCCTGCCGAAGGACGTCCGGGAAGAACGGGTTATCGCGCCAGGAGCACGGGATAACTACCGCATTTGGTGGCGGCTGCTTACGCAGGAACGCGTCAACCGGATCGTCCTCATACCGCGGGTTCCACGAGAACCATATCTCGGAGCCCTCTTCGCGGAGCGTGGGGCGAAGCATATCCAGACTGCGCTGACTAAGCGTCTGTGCCTCCTCTACCCACGCATACTTGTACCCTTCCAAGGACTTGATGCTCTCCGCGGTATGCGTCTGCATGCCGTTGAAGATGATGATCCCATCGCCCGGAGTCTCGATGTGGTTGGTCGTTATCCGGAAGTCCTTCTCGAGCTTGTACCGCTTGATCTTATCCTCGAGCAACCGCTTGACGGACTGCTCCAAGGACTTCTGCACCTCGCGGATGCATACAGTCCGCGTGCCCGGCTCCATGATACTCCGCTCGATTACCAGATCCGCGAAGGTATGACTCTTCGCGCTGCCCCGTCCTCCGTGCGCGCCCTTATACCGCGAGGGCTGGAGCAGCGGGAGGAAGACGCGGGGCGTCTGGATATCTACCGAGCGGGCATCTTGGACCTGAGGCATGTTCTCCTATCTAGGTGAGCCGCGCTGCCGGCCATGGCCTAACCGGCAGCGGGGCTCTGTGACGCAGTGCCTGCCAGCCTACGTCAGTTACGGCGACGGCGCGCAACACCCGCGCCGAGGAGTCCGAGCCCGAGCAACAGCATGCTCGCGGGCTCCGGGACGTTCACATCCTGCTCCACAGGCTTCAGTTCCGTCATGCCCCTATTGACGAGCGTCGCGCCCGGAGCCAACGTGAACTGCGTGTAGAGCGTCATGCTGAACGGCGCGAGGTCCGAGACCGCAATTGGTCCCGCGCTGCACGCCGTAGCGTCTGCCGGAAGCGTCACGTTGTCGCTGCACGTATACAGCTGAAGCCCAGGCGTGTCGTTCGGGAACTGTGCGCCCTGTGCATTCGCTGGATCGTTGTACCACGACATCGTCACGCTGGACCCAATCGCGTCCTCCCAGGTAGCGGAGCCCGAAACGAAGGCCTGCGATACCGGAGGAGTAAACCCCGTCGCGCTCACAGCCAGCGTGCCGCTGACAGCGAATGCATTGTTGTTCGTGATCTGCGTCGTGGACGTGTTCAGGATGTTGAACGCCCCACCCACAGTGACCTGCTGGAGCGAGCCCGTGATCTCGACTCCTCCGATCGTCACTGGGTTAAGCGCCAGCTGACCTGCCAGTGCGTTGACGTCCGACAACGGTGTCCCGAAGACGCAGCCTGTGTTGTTATCGCTCGCGCACACGTCGATGCCATTGATGGTGGCAGACAACAGAAGTGCCGCGTTGGCCGTCGCCGGGGCGATAGCCAGTAGAAGCCCGATAAGACATACCCGACCGAAGCGCATTGTTCCCTTCTCTCCTCGTACACCCTACGTTACTGCTCGCGCCACCTGGCGCCCTACGACACTATCTCCGGCTTCTCCGGGATAACTTCACCTTCGATAGTGACTCCGTCATGGTCCTCCACGTGCGGAGCGTCGATGATATGCCGCACCACAGCCGCGATGGGAGTGCCATTCTTCCCTGTAACCTCCACCCGTTCGTTGAGATTCAGCCCCACGTGCTTCGCGAGGAGGCGCAAAGGCGCAGGCTTGTCCCACAAGCGGATCTCCACGTCATACGTGGTAACCACGTCCCCCGTCTTGGTTACCGTCTTGCTCGCGCGCCGTTTGATGCTACTTATGGCGCGCATCGCCCCCGCTGGCGCCCCTGGCGCCAGTTGCACATGCCCCGTATCGTCGATGTAGTAGTGCGAGATATCGCTAAAGCCCAGGATCGCTATCTCCTGGACTATGTCGTCCCCCTTCAGCTGGAGACGTGCGGCTCGCTGCGCCTGAGCGCGGACAACGGCGTTGTAGATCCCGGGATGGCTGAGGAGCGGGCGCCCGTGATGCGCTCCACCCTGCGATCCCGGCGCGTATCCCGCCCGCACGGCCGCCTTCTCGGCGTTCCCGTCCAGGAGATACTCCTCCACGAACCGCCGCTGCTTGTTACTGAGGCCCGCGGTATCTTCGCCCCACGCATCGTCGGCGCGTACAGACGCGTCTTTGCCGTCTCTCCACCCGCCGTCAATGATGCCCTGTATTTTCTCATCTGTGAGCCGGGCGAGCATCTTGGCGTCGTAGTGGCTCGTCTCTTTCTTGTCGACTTCCGCGCCCAGGCCCTGGATCTCGAGGCGAAGGAGGTCTACACGCTCCTGTCGCTCGGCGGCGCTCTTACGATCCTCGGGCGCGAGGCGG